ATGGGCACGATCACATTACGCAAGCGCAAGGACAATTCGACGGCCTACACGGCGCAGATACGGATCAATCGGGACGGGAGGACAGTTTATCAGGAAAGCCAAACTTTCGACCGCAAGCAGGTTGCTCAGGCTTGGATCAAGCGCCGCGAGACAGAGTTGGCTGAACCTGGAGCCATCGAGCGCGCGAACCGCAAAGGCGTGACGATCAGGAAGATGATCGAGCAGTACCTGGACGAGTACGAGAAGGTCCGGCCGCTGGGCAAGACAAAGAACGCAACACTAAACGCGATCAAGGACACTTGGTTAGGTGACCTCGACGACTCGGCGCTAACCAGTCAGAAACTCGTGGAGTTCGCGCAGTGGCGGATGAGCAAGGAGGGCGGCGGCGTTCAGGCTCAGACAGTCGGTAATGATCTGTCGCACCTCGGCGCAGTGCTGTCCGTAGCACGGCCGGCGTGGGGTTATGAGGTCGATCCGCTGGCGATGCCTGACGCGCGGAAGGTGCTGCGTAAATTGGGTATGGTGAGCAAAAGCAAGGAGCGTAGCCGCCGGCCGACGCTTGAAGAGCTGGACAGGCTCATTGATCACTTTCTTGGAATGCAGGAACGCAGACCGGGGTCGATCCATATGCCAAAAGTCATTATCTTCGCGATCTTCTCCACGCGGCGACAGGAGGAAATCACGCGGATCCGATGGGCAGATTTGGACGAGCAACGTCAGTCAGTGCTCGTCAGAGATATGAAGAATCCTGGACAAAAAATTGGAAATGACGTCTGGTGTCATTTGCCGGATGAAGCTTGGTCTATTGTTCAGGAAATGCCACGAGATGTTGAGGTGATTTTTCCCTACAATGCGCGCTCTATTTCAGCCTCATTTACGCGAGCTTGCAAATTTCTAGGGATTACTGATCTTCATTTTCATGACCTTCGACACGAAGGGGTGAGTAGATTGTTTGAAATGAATTGGGATATTCCTCGGGTAGCAGCAGTTTCTGGCCATAGGGACTGGAACTCAATGCGACGCTATACGCACCTACGTGGTCGCGGAGATATATACGCTGAATGGAAACATCTGACTGGTAAGTTTTAAGTTTTTTACTAACGATCACATCGTTAATTGGATTAAAAATATGTTGGGATTCAACGAGATAGCTAAAGTTTTTTCCAGTCGCAACATTAATTCCGTATCTGAAGGTGATTTTTCTCTTGTTGCAAAGGTGGCAAAATGCTATCAAGATAGCTTTGATGATGTTTTTACCGTAGGCAGTGTGTTTGATTTTTGCTATGGCTTACTGTGTAGGGAGTATCGTAACGAGTACTATTATAAAAATGCTATCGCGAAGAAAATTCTTGTAGGTAGGCACTCAGTTAATAGTTCTACAATGTTTACTGAATTTCGAGTTGGCACAAGTAAGGCGGACTGCGTAATAGTTAATGGCGTCTCAACCTGTTATGAGATAAAGACTGATTACGATAACTTAGGTCGGTTGAGATCTCAGATGGATTCGTATCTGAAGATTTTCGATAAGGTCAATGTTGTCGCTTCCGACAAGTATGTTGCTGCAGTTTTAGATGCTGTTCCGGAAGATGTAGGAGTTATATTGCTTAATAAGAGAGGCGCTTTTAGAGAGTTGAGGTCGGCGCAACTCATAGTGGCGCCGATTGACATTGGAGTCTTGATGCGGTCTCTTCGTCGAGAAGAGTATGTGAGTCTTGTCGAGTCTCTGTTTGGTGTGGCTCCGGTTGTTAGTAATACTGAGATTTTTCGCGAGTGTGAACGATTGCTGGCATCTGCCGATAATGAGAGAGTTCGTGCGGAATTTAGAAAGGTGATTCGGCGGACGAGGGCTTTGGATAAGGACTTTATACTGTCTTTGCCTGTTTCTTTATTGGTGGCCGGAGTAGAGTTTGGATTGACTCGCAAGGCGCGAGTTTGCCTTGTGGAAAATATGAGTTCCATTATAAGTAAGGAAGCTATATGTACTACCCAATTCTCAAAGGCAAACAGTTTGAACTAGCAGCGCTTAAGGAACTTGTTGGATATATACCCGTGGGTAATGTATGTCCGATCTTAGAGCCGGTCAATTTAAGTCTCGGGCCTTTAGTGGCTACTATCTCTGAATTGACAACTGCGGGCATCACATCATGGGTGGTGATTAATCCGTCACAAGGCGAGTTCGTAGGGGGGTCAGGGTCTATCGCTGCATCTCTAACCACGCAACTTGCAGCGGTAGGTACTGGTACAGGGGTATTCGTCCCATGTGTAAAAGTACGTGACGCGACTGATGTATCTGCAATAGCATTATTAAGAAGTATTCCCACTCCTTTCGTTGTTTATGTCGAAGGTTCCATTACTCCAGGTCTTACTCTGGATTTAATGCGTGCCTCAGTTGTAGCTCTAAATCCGGAAAAGACGGAAAATTCGATATGGGGCAGCCTTCCAAGAGTTGTTCTTTTTCATGATGGCTTTGATAAGAAATCAAGAAACTTGGATTATGGTGTGGAGTCATTTTATTCCGACTATCATACCAAATACAGAACGTGCCCGAATGCTATCGGTTTTGGTGACTATACGATTTTGGGAGAGCGTTTTTCGGAAGGCGGAGGTCCGGCATTTGTAGTTACCTTACATTTGTCTTATCTGGATCCTTCCAGATTGAATCATATGTATGTCCGTCATTTTTCATCGTACTCTGATAATGATAGTCAGAGTGACCCGGGTGGCAAATTTCGTGAGGCATTAGATTTGTTAGTTTCTCATGTTACTAGTAATTCTACAAAATTTGTTAATACTGCTGGGTTGCAAGATTTTATGACTCTCCATGGTACACGTCACTACCCTGGACTTGGAGTTGTGAAGAAAATTTCAATTAAACATCATATTCAAACTTTGTCAGGTTGGTAAGTTATTTGGGCATACTTTCGTATGCCCATTTTTAGACTCTCCCCATAAGCTTGTTTTGTTCGCGGGATGCTTTTTCTCGTTGCGCGTCGATATATTTTGCTAGGTCTTGTATATGGACGCCCAATGCGGCCTTTTGACTGTTGGCGCCTAATCGAACTATTGGGATATCAATTTCTCCGGACATGCATTTGAGTTTAAATTTCTCAACTGTCAAATGCATGTAATCGGCACACACTTGGCTGACTGGAATGACAGCTTGCCCACCATATTGAGCCATTAATAGGAAAAGTGTATTCATGCTGCGCTCCAGCTTTCACTCTCTACTAGCAAAAATCCCATGCTTAACGGATGAGTGCGCTTGTACCCCACCACTGGCTGCGGGGGCGGGCGGTTCTGAATGATTAGAGTGGCAGCCTGGGTCAGCATTTCGTGGGGTATAAGTGCCTCGGTGATGGTGCTGGAAGGAGCAGTAATGCCTGCTGCTGCGCAGCAGAGGCTGTTTTTTTTCTGCGCGTCGAGGCTCGTTTTGGCGTTTGGGGTGAGTAAGTCAAAGCGCTTGCCGGTATTGGTGAGGATCTGGCTCATGCTTCCTCCTGCTCTGTTGGCTCGAGCAGGGCGGCCATGGCGAGCGCTTGCTCGCGTAGGGCGACAGATTCACGCTCGAGCTTTTTACCGGTGCGGAATGCGGCGAATGTCTCGGCGGCGATCCTGAGTTTTTCGGCGATGGCCAGCAGGGCTTGGCGTTCTGGTTCTCCCAGTTTTGAGTTGGCCAGTGCGTACTCGTAGCGGGCGAAAAGCTGCTTGTGCTGTTCCCTTGCCTGGTTAAGCGAAAGCTCCAGGTTGTGGATGGTTTGCGAGTTGTCGGATTGCTGGATGGCCATGCCTTCATCAATGCCTTCGACGCGACCATCGATGAGGCCGCCGCGGTAGCCGGCCCAATAGGTGAGGCCGACGAACAAGATGATGCCGATCAGTGCGCAGATCTGTATTGCGGTCATGTGGTGTGCTCCTGGTTATGTCATTGGCTGGTGGTGGCAGCCGTTCGGTTTGTGGGTGTTATTCGGTAGGTTCGTCCTGCTGCCGCTGCATGTCTTCGTCGGCCTTGTAGGCGCGGATGTCGATAAGTGAGGCGACGTGCCGGATGTGCGCGTACTTCGGTGCCTTGCGGCTGGTGTCCAGCGTGGTGATGGGAAGCTGAATGCGGCCGCTGCTGATCTCGGCGACGAACGATTGCTCATTGAGATTGCGGAAGTACTGCTCGCGCACTTTGTCGAGCGGGATCAGGACGTCGCCGAAGATGCGGTAAAGCAGTTCGACGGTGGCTGACTCCGGCGCCGGGTGCAGGCGCAGCGGGTTTTGTGCTGTGTTACTCATGGCTTTGTTGGGCCTCCTTGCGTTGTTTTCTGGCCGGGTGGTTCCAGGCGTTCAGGCAGTGCCGTTTAGTCAGCTCGCGCAGATGTTCGGGCACTTCGAGGAGCGCGGCGTTGCGCTCCTCTCGTGTCCGCATGGCGATGATCTGGCGTGCGTATTCCCTAGGCCACGTCACGGTTGTCTGCCGGTATGGCAGGGAGGTCGATGCCCAACCGTTCCGCTAACCAGCGGATGCCGGGCTGTTTGATCCTGGTCGATTGGCTGTACTGCATGCCGAGCTGGTCGTGGAACCACTGGCCGTCCTTCACTCGCAAATATTCGCGATCACGGTTGGGGTAAGCCGGTAGGTTCCGTTCGTTGAGCAAACCTTTTTCCCGCATGCGAGCGATGAGCTTGGGGCGGGTCAGGCCGAGTTGGGTTGCGGCTTGGGCGAGGGTGTGTTCCATGGCGTCCCCCTCATGCCGCATGCGCGGCTGGGGTTGCCGCTGCAGCGAGGTGATTGATGGATTCACTGACCTTGCCGTAGATCTCGACATCGCTGCCGTACACGGTGAAGCATCGGGTGTGCGGGCTTTTGTTGCCGATGCTCAGGATGGTGGTGACACCTGGGCGCGATTGCGTGCGGTGCAGCGCAACTTGCAAGGGATAGTCGAAGCCCATGTCCAGGCTCAGCACGCCGCCGGTGCGCACTAACTCAAACACACGCTGCTTGTCCGATACTTCAAAGCGGCCATATTCACGGCTAGCGTGGGGGCGGTGCAGCAGGTCGCTGGTATTGCTCGCATCGAGCGGTCCGTTGGCGATCTCTTCGATGAAGTCGGCCAACTTGAGGTGCATCTTCTTGTCGTTCTGCAAGGTCAGTGTGTGGCGTTCGCTGCCCAGCTCAACGACGAAAATACTCTCCGTTTTTCCTCGTTCGACCTTGAGACGGAACACCAGGCACTCACGCTTGGGCGCTGTCCGCAGCACGTGGTTGAAGGTCTCGGTCAAGTTGACCTGGGCATTGAGCAATTGCAGCGTGCGGTTGTCGATTTTGTAATTAATCATGCTGCGTGCCCTCCGCCGTTCGGGTCGGATGGGGTGGGAGTGGTGCTTGTTTTCAGCTTCGGTTTGGTAGTGACAAACGCGCAGCCGCACTCTCGGGCTAGACGGCGGATCTCAAAGATTTGGATGGGGTTAGCAGCGGCCGGGTGGACTTGCAGAGTTGCTGTGGTGTGCATGATTTTGCCTCGCTCTGTGGTGGAAGAGTGAGGCAAATATAACCATACGGGTTAATTCGTCAAGGTTTTATTGATCTTTTTGGTTGTTTTTCGGCTCGTCGCTGGTGGCGGGATTTTTCAACCTGTAGGGGATGTGAAGGTTGTTTCCAAAGGCACCACCATAGCTCTTTTCCAAATTCAGCAGTGGCATTTGTTTCAACTTCCCGTATTGCTGAACCATTGTTTGATCAATGATCACTCTCTCGTTTCCAAGTAAAGAAAAATGTCCATTAGCCTCTCTAAGCGGTAGGTGCTCAAGCATCGCGTATTCAATGAGCAAATTCTTAAATTTTCCATTGTCGCAAACTCCATCCAAACCATTTATGAAGATGAGTATCAATTCTTTGGTCGACAATTGCGCTCTTAGGATGCTTGCATATTTTTTCTTTTGTGCCTGTGTCAGAATTTTTTCATCATAGTTATGAATGACTTTCAGCGCTTGATATAGATTTCTGAAGTAATGCCCTAATACTTGGTTGTGTCTATCTTGGATTTTTTGATATTTTTCTACGATTTGTTCGGAGGAAAGAGTATTCCAAGTTATATAGTTGATGATTTCTTCAAAAGCCTCTCTTCCCTCGAAGAGTGTTTTTCTGGGTGTGCTGTTAAGGTTGTTTGTATTTTGAATCTGCACTCGGGCTGCGTAAGCAGGCCAAAGCGAAGCGATGTCTAACTTAATGTTGTCCACAATTTTGTGGTGCAGATCAAGGATGCTAAAGAAAGTATTCTCTACGGCCTGTGTACTGAGGGCTTCAGCGGTTTTTTTGTACTCGGTCCGAGCAAGTGATAGTTCGTGACGCTGTATAACTACCGTGACGATCAAGCAAAAAAAAGTCAAAAAGGTTAGGAGCGGGTTAAGAACTCCACCAAAAAAGTCCCCGAAAACTCCTATGGTCTCGGGGGCTTCCAAAAAGGTTACGAGTGCTGAGTCTAATGTGATCAAAAAAAGAATCGCCGCTAGAGCTACTAAGAGCAGCTTAAGCAGGAGCTTCGGTAATGATCCGCCCTTTTCAATGTCGGTTTCTTTAGAGAGTAAATCGTTAAATATTTGTGCTTTTTTGTCGAGCTATGAGGTTTTGCTCACGATTAGTCATCCTTGAAACCGGTAAATTTATATTATAAATCCGAAATTTTCCAACGAGCCCGCCCGCAAATGGTCCACTCTTCAGACATTCGTATTATCCTTTCGGGCCAATCTGGGTTGAGTGCATATAGAAATTGCTCTCCTCCCTCTTGTCTCAATTGTTTAAGTGTGGCCGCTTGATCACTTGTACGTTTGGCTGCTACGTAATGGCCTGGTAGAGCTTCGAGTGCGGGGTCGATTACTATTTTGTCCCCTTCAATGAACTTAGGCTCCATACTCATACCCTCTACTCGAAGGATGAATGCGCGAGGCCCCACAGGCCCTGGAGCGTCTATCCATTCTTCCGCATCTCGAGGATCAAAGATTAAATCCGGTTCACACCATGCCCCGGCGGCGATTGATCCCATCACTGGTAATTTACGTCCTGTATGACTTAACAAAGTCGCATTGTTAAATTCACCGAGCCCGAACGGCATGTCGAGATATCCATGGTGAAGGTGCAATGCTTTTTCTACCTCTCGAGCAATTTGGTCACCTATACCTTTGGTAGGGTTTTTCCCTCCAAATGCGCTGACTTGAGCAGGTGCTTTACCCAAAAGCTCGGCGATATCGGTCAATCGGAGCTTTCGCTCAGCGAGGACGCGTCGGAAATTCTGCAGGCGAGTGTCTGAAATTTTCATCAGTAGATATTGGCTTGATTAACCTTATAGGTGAATGTCCTTGAGGGTGTTGCAAAAAACAACCTCATGGGTTAATTTTCTGGCCCGGAGGTGAAGAATATGAAATTGAAGGAATACATAAGTGGTCTGGACGATGAAGCGCTCACGGCGTATGCCAAGCGATGTCGCATAGCGGTTAGCTACCTACGCCTGCATGTCAAATACGCGAGCAAAGATCCAAGTGTTTCACTGATTAAGGCTCTAGCGCGAGAAAGTGAGCGGAGTGTCTCGCTCGCTGAGGTGCTTGAACATTTCGACATCACTGAGACTTCATTGGGTATCAAAACTGCTTTGATAGAAAAAAGGCGACCAATAGGCCGCCCAGTTTCTCCCGGCACGCACCACCACAGCGCTGTCGGGTCGCGATAAAGATAGGTGGGCACACCACATGCAACCACCTCTCTTTATCGCGCTTTTCCAAGGCTCGGAAGCCTTGGTGTTGCTGCCTTTTCCACCACAGATTGGGCAGCTGTTGCGCTAGGGGTGAACAACGGATTGTTCGCCTCGGCACGGTGCCGGTTCGATCCTGAAGATCTAGCCGGCGTTTGGGCCCTTTCAAGCCACGCGGCAAATGTATCACCACTGCATGTCGCGCGGCACTGGCAACTTACAAGGATTAATGCCATGAGCCGAATTGCTCTGAGTTGCGTTGAACGAGCACAGCGGGAAATCTTGCCGCTCGATTTAGCACTTTATCATGCTGCTCGGGACTATCCCGGCGGCGCCGCTGCAATTGCCGCCACCACCGGCAGAAACGCCACCACGCTGCAGCACAAGCTGTCTCCCACCCATCCAAGCCACTCTGTGAATATTCAAGAGTTCGGCGAGATTCTGGAGCTGACCAAGGACCGCCGCATTCTTGATGCGGTGCACGCATTGGTGGGGGATACGACCTGGCAAGAACTGGCCGAGGCGTATACCAGCGACATGCCCGAGACGTTGACCACCGGGATCGCTGCCTATTTTCGGCAGGTCGCTGACCTCGCTGATACTTGGGCCAAGAGCATTGGCGACGGCGTTGTAACCGACCACGAATTGGCCGAAATCCGGCTGCAAGTGTTTCGCGGTATTCAAGGGCTGCTGGGGATGTTCAACCGCGCCACCTACGTGAACCAGACGACGCGGGGGGCAGAGCGTGGCTGATATCGCAGATTTTGCTAACGACCTGGTGCAGGAGCGGCTTGATCAGGCTCTCGCTGCACGCAACGCCGCCAAGTCCACCTTGGCGGCGCATTCATTTCTGTTCTGCGAGGGCTGTGAAGACGCCATTCCGGAGGCACGCCGGTTGGCGTTGCCGGGCTGTACCCAGTGCGTGAGATGCCAGGCAATCGACGAAGCGCGGGAGGCCCGACATGCTCGATGAGGTATTGAATCAATTTGCAGACTATGGCCTTGAGCCTGCGCAGCCACTGACTTTCGGCAAGTTAACCCGGTGCAAAACCTCGCAGGACAAGGGCAAGGAAAAGAACGGCTGGTACGTCCTCCACGAGCATCGGACCGAGAAAAACGAGACGCTGATTTTCGGCAGTTTCGGTGATTGGCGTTCGGGCGAGTCGCAGAAGATTAAGGTCAAGGCAGGGCGAATGTCGCCTGAAGAGCGCGAGGTCATGCGTGCTCGGCAAGAGGATGCCAAGCGCCGGGCTGCTGAGATCTCGGCCAATGCGGCACGTCGAGCGGCCAATCGGGCTGCCGGGCTGTTCAAGCGCATGCCTGAGAGAGGCCGCAGCGACTATCTGGACCGAAAGCAGATCGTCGGGTTAGGTGTTCGTTACGCGCCGCGCACTGGGGCGTTTTTGGTGCCTATGTGCAATGTGCGGGATGAGATCGTCGGCCTGCAGGTCGTGTTTCCTGCCAAGCAGGCAGACACCGACCGGGATAAATCCTATTGGCCTTACGGTATGTCGAAAGAGGGGGCTTTTCACCTGGTCGGGCCGCATCCGGAACCGGGTGAGCCGGTGCTGGTGTGTGAGGGCTACGCCACCGGCGTAAGTCTGCACATGGCGACTTCTCTGACCGTGGCGATTGCCTTCGATGCGGGTAACTTGCTGGTGGTCTGCAAGGCCATGCGCGAGCGCTTTCCGGGTCGTCCGTTGATTACTGATGGGTAAGGCTGCATGATACTTGTGGCTACCGCGTCTAGCGCTGTCCCAGCGGCCTACCTTGTCCTACCGCTGATTCAGTTGGTGGGGCAGCTACAGGCCGCGTGGTTAGCGGTCTGTCCTACTGTCCCATTGAAACTATCAACCCGCGCATGCGAGCGTAGCGGGAACGTGTACGCGCGCTTCGCGCATGCGTGTTTTCTAATTCTCTCTATATGCGTAAAAAGGATAGAAATAGTAGGACAGTGGGGCAGCGCCTTGATTTTCGGGGCTCTCAGCTGTCCCACCTTCCTGTCAATCAATGGGGCAGGTAAGACAGGGGAAGGAGAAGCGATAGCCGAGGTGGTGTATTCGCCGACATTCGCTAGGCGTTCACCCTGCGTTACCCACTTATTCACCGGGTGGCATTAAAGTGGGGTTGCTGCCAGTAAAATCCACCTGTAAAAAGTAGTCATCTTCGATAGGTGCGACCGCAGAGAGCGGCAGGCACCACACACCAAACCCGGCCATTGCGCCGGGTTTTTGCGTTTATGGGGTAGGGCGATGACGAACGAGCAGCAAGCGCTGGCAGAGATGCCGATTTGGTTAGTGATTGCCCTGGCCCTGGTCGGCGGTGTTTCCGGTGAGATGTGGCGAGCCGATAAGGATGGCGCGCGGGGTTGGGCGTTGTTGCGGCGCTTGGCGCTACGGTCTGGTGCCTGCATTGTCTGTGGTGTATCGGCGATGATGCTGATGATCGGCGCGGGCATGACGATCTGGACGGCGGGTAGTTTGGGCTGTCTGACTGCGATGGCTGGCGCCGATATTGCCATTGGTCTTTACGAGCGCTGGGCGGCTAAACGGTTGGGTCTTTGAAACTCAGCACAAATTCCGAAAGCCAAGGTTGGGACTGGTTATTCCATATGGAATGTTGAACCGTCCAGTTAGAGCTGGAGGTGTCAGGGGCGGAGTATTGGTCTTTCTGCAACCCTCGTCTTTGCGGAGTCATACACGCTGTCAGGGACGCTCGGTGCTTTCTTCGCTATTTCGTCCAGCTCCGCTGCGATTACACGTAGCTCTTTGAGGGGCGCATCCAGTGACAAATCCTCATGTAGCGCGCCATGACTGAGCAAGAAAATATCCAGCTTGTGCCGGACTGCCTCATAGCTTGCTGCGGCCTGTTTGTGTTGAGTAGCGATATCACCGAAATTAAAGAACGTTTGAAGTGCGGCTAGCACTGCTGCTGATAGTGAAAGAAGACCAATCGCGATTTGAACGTACAGATTCTGTGATGTTGAATTGAGCGTTGTGAAAATGGTAGTACCCACTACCGTTGTAGAGACTGCCACAGGGATACCTAGGGTGTTATGTTTCGCTTTGGCTTTTTCACTCATCCGATAATGTGCATTGCTCTTTTTCTGAGCGTAGTGTCGATAATCCTCAGCCGTACTACACATGTTTTTGACCATTTGAAGCTCCCTATCAAGCGGCTAAGTTTATCTGCGGTTACCCGATCATTCGAACGAACCTACGTACATGAAGAATGGCAGTCTTTGCCTAGGATGGGTAGTGCCGCAGCGGCCTTTGCGATGCAACCCAAAGCAGAAAAAAACGGTGGGGACCCTGGGGTTATCCCGGGGGTACGGGGTCGGAAACCCGCGGGAAAGCGTTAGCGGCAGGGCTGCCACCTTACTGAAATTCAATCCATTGAAATTGAAAGGCTCCATTGAAAAGCCGTTGAAAAAGGAGGGCTCATGACAGAACCAACCTACCTGTCAAAGAGCGCTTTCGCGGCTCGCATCGGCAGGTCGCCCAGTTACATCACCTGGTTGAAAGATAACAACCGTCTGGTGTTATCAGCCGATGGCAAAAAGGTCGACGTCCTGGCCACCGAAGCCCTCATCGTTGAAACCGCCGATCCAAGCAAGGCCGCCGTCTCGGCTCGTCATCAACAGGCCCGGGTCGAGCGTGATGTTCACAGCCAACTCAGCCCCCTTGCCGAACCGACTTCCACGGCTGCGCCGCAGCCAATGGCTACCGCCGGTAAACCGGCCGATTTTCAAAAGGCTCGCGCGCACCGCGAATACTACCTGGCGCAGTTGGCTGAGATGGAGTTTCACAAGGCTCAAGGCTCGATGGTTGAGATCGTCGCGGTTCAGTCGGGCGCCTACAACGCTGGACGCATGCTGCGTGACACCCTCTTGGGTATGCCGCCGCAACTGGCGCCGGAGCTGGCTGCTATGACCGATCCTTGGGAAATCGAACGACGCCTGACGGCAGCGTTACGGACAAGACTCGAAGAGGCCAGTCGCATGGCCGGCAAGTACTTCGCCATGTCCTTAGGACCGAACGCGCCGATGTCACCGGCCGCGGCTAACGGTTGTAGATCCAGTCCTTTGCAGTGTCTGTTCCTACAAACCAAAGTTCGGCGCCGCCGCGCTCGGTCTGCCCCTTCCAGGTCACATCAACCATCGAAGGCCGCTGAGCGATCACCGGCTTGCCAGGCTTGCTCGCACCCTTGATGGCGAAAATGTTGCGCCAGCGTCGCACGCGGCAAAACTGATACACCTCAGCCGCTGGCAATTCCGTTTCACTGACCGCACCACACAGAAAGCCGTCAAGGCCAAGTACCAGGACAAGAAAACTGGCGAGCTGGTCAACTTGACCCTGGACAACGACGACGCGCCTGCAGGTCTACCGCCTGTTCATACCGACCGGCATATCCACCCGAACAAGTCCGCCGCCGAGCAAGCAGCCAAGGCGCGGCTCGCGGCGTTCAACCGCTCGACCGCTGAGGTTCGCCTGGAGATGGTTGGCCGTACGGATCTGTTTGCTGAGCGGCAGATTAATGCGCAGGGCTTCAAAGAAGGGCTGGACGGGGAGTTCCTGGTGGAATCGGTGGAGCAGGTGTTCACCCAGTCCGGTTGGAGTACCACTGTTGAATGCAATGCAGGGAAGAAAGGTAAAGCCAAGGCGGCAGGGAAGAAAAAGAAAAAGTCCAAGGAGGTCAAAGTCCTGGAGTTGTAACTGGGTCATACCTGCTTCACCACCCGCCGCCATTGAGCGGTATTTTTTTGTCTGGGAAAAAGCGATGTCCATCACCGAGCAGCAACTTCTACGCATCATGCCCAACGCCCGCCGCCAAGCGGGCGTTTTTGTATCCGCCCTAAACGCAGCCATGACCAACCGCAAGATCGATACACCGAAGCGTCAGGCAGCCTTCCTCGCCCAGATCGGCCACGAGTCCGGGCAACTGCAGTACGTGCGTGAACTTGGGGGGTGATCAATACCTCAGCAAGTATGACACCGGCACGCTCGCTGCCAGGTTGGGGAATACGCCTGCCGCCGACGGAGACGGGCAGCGCTATCGCGGCCGTGGGCTGATCCAGATCACTGGCCATGACAACTACCTGCGCTGCAGCCTGGCGCTGTTCGGTGATGAGCGGTTGCTGCGCACGCCGGAACTGCTCGAGCTGCCTCAATGGGCAGCGGAGTCGGCCGCGTGGTTCTGGTCGGTGAACGGGTTGAACGCCCTCGCGGATCAAGAGCAGTTCACCACCATCACCCGTCGGATAAATGGCGGGCTCAATGGTCTGGAAGATCGCCTGCAGCTTTGGGCCAGGGCGAGGGCAGTGTTATGCGTCTCTTCGACCTGATCCCCGTGCAGTTACGCGGTGCCGCAGTCGCCTTGTTGCTGGTGATTTTGGCTGCCGGCTCTGCTGCGTTGGCCTGGACCGTACAAGGCTGGCGTTGCGGTCAGCAGTTGGAGCGCCAGGCCAGGCTTCAGGCCGACGCGCTTAAGGAGATATTCCAAGCCTCTGCCGCCCTGCAGCGTACCGAGCAGGACAAGCGCTTCGCCCTGGAACAACGCCTGCAGAACAAAGATGAAACCCACCATAAGGAACTGACCGATGAGCAAACGAAGCAGGCTCGTCTGCGTGATCGCCTGGCTACTGCTGATCTCCGGCTGTCAGTCATTCTCGCCACCACCGATGCCACAAGCAGTTGTTCAGTGTCTACCACCGCCACCACCGGCCGCGTGGTTCATGGCACCACAAGAGCCCAACTTGACCCAGCGCATGCTCAACGAATTATCGGCATCACCGACGCCGGCGATCAAGGATTGATCGCCCTGCGGGCCTGTCAGACTTACATCCGCATTATCACGAACAGTGAGCAAAAAAAGCCGGGATGATCCCGGCTTTTTGTTAGGCGAAGAGGAGAGGAACGATGCCTTGTAGCAGGCGTACGACCTCAATCGCCAAGATCAACAGCAAATGACCTGTAGTCATTTTGTGCATCCTTATGGTGAAGCTCAGTTGCCAAGCCTCTGGTCGCTCACGACCAATTGCCATGGCCCACCATCCACGAGATATGCTACTTTTTGTCCGCGAGAACCTGTAAGTCAGCATCGTTTCGGTGTCGGATCGGCCTGAGCGTTAACGATCCGGTTGTTACAGGTGGGCTGAAGGGCGCCAACCCTTCAGCCTTTTTTTTACCTTTTTTCTTAGTTTCACTTTCTCCTTTCATCTGGCCAGCCGAAGCCATCACCGTGCTCTCCTAGAGGTTGGTGTTCGGCAGGTGTTGCGCTGAAGTCCGGCTAATGTATGCGTAGGATTTTGAACCGTCAATACTTCGTCTCGGTCTTTGGTAGGAGGGTATAGGCTGACGGTTAGTTGGTATTTATTGGTTGTTTGATTTGGCTGTGGCCCTTTGTTTTCAAGGGGTTTGAGGGTTTTTTGCTGTGTGGAAAAACCTTATTTTTCATATTTAATAAGTTGTCGTTTTATAAGGTGGGGTGTGCTTGAGGCTGTGTTGAAGGAATCATAAGGTAAATATGTGTTTCAGTATTTTGTGCGATTTCATAATTTATATATAAAAGTTATGATTTGCCTAAGTTGTTAGATATTCGATTAATTTATGCAGTTTCAATTGGACTTTGTTTTTTTGATTTCTTAAAGTGCCACCACCCCTGGAGGCCACGTAAACAAAGGGCTGCGAGGGTTTTTCGGGACAGGAAAAATATGAAGGTATTAGATCTTACATTTTTTTTTGGATGTCACTTGCAGATAGGAATTATCTAAGGTATAATGCTTCAAGGCCCATATATTGCCTGTTGTATTTAAATACGCGATCTCACGTTTTTGAGACCCCTGGCGGTAGCTTTGTCCATTTTGTGTATCGTGTATTGATCTGAATGGATTCTTTTCCCCTTCTTCTGCTTTTTCTGAAAAAAAGTCAAAAAATCTTAAAAAAGACTCCAAATCGTTTTTTTGCGAGCTTGGATCGATGCGTCTATCTCGTTTTTTGTTCTGTGCGTACCTCCGGCGCACGGGGATTTTGGGGGAATATCTCCTTGTCCGCTTGTCGAAATCCCCTACAGAAAAATTGACCTGCACCTCTTCCGCAAAGTTAACTGTGTTTTTATACAGTATTTGTCGAGGTCGGCATCATGAGCTTCACCATTCTAGGTCCCATCGCTGAGGTTGGCGCGAGGCTGCCATTGTGCTCTTTCCAGGTCCCGGCCGGTTTTCCTTCGCCGGCAGCGGACCACATTGAGCAGCACATCTCATTGGATGAGGTCCTGAATATCCGTGCGCCCCATGTGTACCTGGTAGCAATCAACGGTGAGAGCGTGCAGGGCGTCGGGATCTTCGATGGTGACTTGGCCGTGGTGGATCGTGCCATTGAACCTATGCATGGGCATGTGGTGGTTGCCCTGCTCAACAATGAGCCTGTCTGCAAGCGCTTGTGTAAGCGCGGCCGGGAAGTCGTCCTGCTCTCCGAAAACCCCAAGTTCCCGGCACGCTACGTTCTTGAAGGCGACGAACTGTCGATCTGGGGCATCTGTGGCGGTGGTCCTGGCGATCCTGTGTGACGTTTGAGGCGGACTCGTTGCCGCCTGCAAAATTTGCACGCTTTACCATTACGGCTGGCCCGAGCAGCGGCAGTGGATGAAGATGTTTAGGGCAAAATTAGGGCAGATTCAGGGCCGCCATAGGCCGCATGGCGCCATTAGCAAGGGGTGAAAGCATCGTATTTTCTGGCCTTAGGCGGTATGCAGATACGCAAGAAGGGGTTCGAATCCCTATTCTCATGCTATTGATTTATCGCCGGAATTCATTCGTGACACGCAGTAGAACTCTACTGCTGTAATGCGCAGACGTTATGTGTATGGACTACATACAAAAAATAGACACTGGAATCACTTAGCCGCCTAAGCATTAGGCAAGTAAGGAAAGCTTCGATCTCGCTAAATGAGATCTCTAGAATTTTTTTCTCTCGGGATTAGACGCCTGCAGCAAAGCCACCCATACTCGCAAATGCCTTCGAAAAGCAGCTCTGCCAATACCGTCGCTCGGCGACGTACTAATAATATCTAGTGCTGAGTGATCACAAAAAACAACATACTGAGCGTTAGGAGCAAAGGAATGAAAATATTCGTTATCTTGTTTACCTTTCTATTGGGCGGCTGCGTCTCAAACGCTCCGTTCAGAAGCTCTGATGGTACATGCGTTGACCATTGGTGGGGGTGCGGAAAATCTTATGAAGTAAATCCCGGTTATGACTTGGGGTTTGTAGAGTTCACAGAGCGTGGAAATGATTTTTCACCAAGTCAAACGTCTGAACTTTTACACAAAATATCTGAAAAATCTAAAACCGAAGACTTGGCGGTAATCGTTTTCGTACATGGCTGGAAACACAATGCCTCGACTGAAGATGAGAACGTCATCAGCTTCAGAAAGGCACTGGATTTTCTAGCCCGCTCTGGTGCCACCGGCGACAAAAAGATCCTAGGTATTTACGTCGGTTGGCGGGGTATGACCTTTCAAGGTCTACAGCTAGAAAATTTAACATTCTGGGACCGTAAGGCTGTCGCAGAGGAAGTGGGGCGCGGCGGAGTCACCAATTTCCTAACTGACCTTGAGTATATTATTGGGCAAAAAAATAAAAATTTTATGCTGACAGTTGGTCACAGTTTTGGCGCTGCCATTACGCTTTCAGCATTACATGACACATTGCTCGATAAGATGAAGACGGCAGAGCGTACAGGCACCCTTAAACCGTTTGGCGACGGAGTAGTTCTTTTGAATCCGGCCATTGAAGCCAATCAGGCTCTATTATTGAAGGAAAGTAGTATGCGGATTGGTGCAAAGCACAAACCCATACAATCAATAATGTATGTGGTCAGTTCTCGCGCGGACCTCCCAACCAACTTTGCTTTTCCTCTTGGGCAGATAGTAGGTGTGAATGCCCGTTGGAAGCAGGAAGTGATTCAGCGAGATTATTTTGGTATTCCCTATGCGCTCAAGGAGGTAGATTTGGATGATCAAACCGTTGGCAACTACTCCTTATTCACCACGGGGGTCATGAATGATATTATGATCGAGCCCACTGCCGAGCTTAAGCCTGCTCTGGCTATTGAGCAGCCTCCCTTGCAGAAGTCCTTGTTGCAAACTCGGGCGCTCACGCTGCGCAGCTCAAACATTGCAAATTGGGGGTTTACTTCTTACTGCTCACCGAGCAACAGTTTCTTCACTAGTGCCCACATGCCTTGCTTCGCAAATGACCCGATAGACTTTATTTCGGCTCCTGAATCTTTCATCAAAAACCATAATGACGTTTTTAACAAAAACGTCATTGCGTTACTGTCAACCATCGTTCATAAGTCACTGTCGGAAAAGCAGGGCGCCACATTAGGTTACTGTGCCAATAACAAGCAATTTGATTTTGGAAAATGCTTTGCTTATTACTTTGAAAAAAACAAAGACATCCCCTACGACAACTGATAGCTACGCGGGATGGCAGGTAGCTGCCATCCTACCTATATATTTTGTTAGACTTAGACAGACGAACACTTTCGCTCAGTAGTCAGGCAAGTAAGCAAACTGCACGAAAGTTATAGTTCTCCCGAGCCATCATCACCTACAGTTTACGCGGCAAGGTGGTGCCGGAAACCTCCTCGCCTTTGGTTGCGCTCGATAGGGTCATACAGGTGGTCGCAAAAGCGTTCTGAAACCAAAACCGCATCCTTTATAGAATGTAGGCTCCAGCCCGAACAGATTCACTCGGTAAAGGAACTCCTATTTCCTTCACAGCCGCGGCCCGGCTGTTTACGCATAACGGTCTTGAAAACCGGCGAATGCGGCCGCGTTCACAGGATGGCCACGTCTTTTTCAGGCAGATCGATCTGTCCTTGAGCATGCATCGCAGGAGTAGTGGGGAATCAACGAGGTGCATAAAAGTAGTTCCGCAACCCAAAGCGGCCAGCTTGGCCTGTCTGCGTTACGGCCACTGGAAAATAGCGCCGTTGCGGAATTTATCTCGATTAATATTTTGATTTATAATGAAAATATTGTGGATTGCAAATCCGCCTACGCCGGTTCGATTCCGACCTCGCCCTCCATTCTTAGAAATCCCGTAGATTAACGTCTACGGATTTTTTATCGCTTTCAATTCGGGAGGTGTTCCGCAACCCCGGTGTCAGGCAGTAATTTCAACTTGCTTAGAAATTGCTACAACGCGAAGGGATTATAGCGAATTGGCGCCGCGGCGCCAGGGCGTTGGGGAAGGGCTACGCCCAATCCATCACTTGGCACAAGGGCTCGGCCATTCGGCCAAAGTTACTTGAAAAGCTTGCCCGTAGTGACCGTCTCCACGCATGCGTTGATCGGGTCAGAGCGCTTGCCCTTCGCCCAGAAAGACGCCCATTCCCATTTGACGGCATGGATATGCAGTCCATCCTCTGCTGCGTGCATGACTTGCACCCGCGTTGATGGAGCGACGTTGTATTGATCTGATAATTTCGCTTGCAGCTCGCCGTTGGTTTTTCTAATGTCACATGGCTATCCGATACCCCTAAGACATGAGGAAGAATTTAGATGCATAAGGACGCTGCGGAAATCGTCAATACTCTTACTTTTTTGAACCCTTACAAGTCCATTAAAAGTCTAGAGCCGATATCTCTTCCAGGGCTAGTTGTGCTTACGGGAGTAAATGGATCCGGCAAGACCCATTTGCTAACCGCAATTAAAAGTGGTCTTGTACGCTCTAGCGTGGCTCCCAATCCTGATGAGGATATTAGGATTTATGACTCCTCAAATATTATTCCATTGGACAAGGGTGTATTTGATTCTTATTCTCATATGTCGCAACGATACAATTTGTTTGAGCATATGAAAAGCTTTCGTGAGGCCAATTACCCGGCTCTTCGAGAAGAAGTGAGGTCGGTCGGAGTTCCCGAAAGCTATGCCTCGTCGTTGGATAAACTGGGCAAATTAACAAAAGAGCTATTTCTTGAGGGATTTGAGGATAAAGGGCAAGCTGAAGCAAACTGGGGACGATATCAGTTTAGTTTGAAACGCCATGCTGAGATGATTATGAACCAGACGTTTCACCTTAATGGTGATGAGGATTGGCGTAAGAGAATGCGTAGGATTGCTGCCGAGAGTCCGGACTCATTTCTCTTCTCGTCTTCAAGGGACTTTCATGGAAATGCGGCATTGTTATGGGGGACTATTGATCCTTTTCAACAAGAATTTGCACAGGTTTTTGTAACGTACAGGAGGTTGCTCCATGAAAATGCAATGTATAAGAGCTTTCCGCCACCTATAAATGAGTATAATGAATATTTGGAGCCGCACGAATTTATAGAGGCTTACGGTGCTCCTCCTTGGGAATTTGTTAATCAAATACTTGAGGCATCACATCTATCTTTCAAAGTTGACTCACCTCCGCTTCATGAAAATTCTCCGTATGAGCCTAAGTTGACAAAAATCGCTACTGGCATAGAGATGCGTTTTCAAGATCTATCATCAGGAGAAAAGGTTTTAATGTCTTTTGCTCTTTGTTTGTATAACGCGAAGGAAAACCGGCAAGAAAAAACATTTCCCACTTTACTTTTGCTGGATGAGGTTGACGCGCCTCTTCATCCGTCGATGGCCGTGTCTCTGCTTGCCACCATAAAAAATATTTTGGTTGATGACCGTCATGTAGCGGTGATTATGACCACTCATAGTCCGTCTACGGTAGCACTCGCGCCAGATGAATCGATTTATGTGATGGATCTTTCTGCTTCACGGATACTTAAAGTATCTAAAAGTGAAGCATTATCAATTTTAACTTCGGGTGTTCCTACACTTTCTATTTTCTTTGATGGGCGTAGACAAGTTTTCGTTGAGAGTCATTCTGATGCAAGGCTCTATGACTCGCTTTATCAAAGATATAAACATGTGTTGAAGTCGGAGCGTTCTCTAACATTTATTGAGGTTGGTAGGACTAGTTCCGACGGGCATGAAAAAAACGCAGGGTGTGATCAGGTTATTCGCCTGGTTGATACTCTTTCAAATTCAGGTAATAAAAGCGTATTTGGTTTGGTTGATTGGGACGGGGAAAGACCGTCTAACGATAGAGTTCATGTTTTGTCCCCAGGTTTAAGGGATGGGATTGAAAATCTTTTATTTGACCCGGTTTTGTTGATGACGCTTCTTTTAAGAGAGAACTTGGGTTTCTTGATTGAGAAGGATTTAATTTCTAAAGATGATAATTATTTAACTATTCATAGTTGGGATAATGCGCGATGGCAAAAGCACATTGATATTTTGCAAGAGTATGTGTTGGCCGTGCCGCTAGCTGATAATGATGAGTTAATTTATATTGAGTATGTTTCGGGACTGATTCTTCAGGTGCGGAAAGATTATCTTCACTTGGATGATCACGAATTAGAAACGCAAATTTTTAATAGGTTCGGTTTTCTCATGCCTCGCAAAAAGGGAGGCGGGCTTAAGCAGTACGTAGTCGATACGGTGTTGACCGAGTGCCCTCAGTTGCTTCCTAAAGACTTCCTACTAACCTTGGAAAGGCTTTTGTCAGTCGATCTTGATTAAGAAAATCAAAGTCGTGTCCGACGCCAGCTTTTTAGGGGAGACTGGCCACGTATGGCGTGTAATGTGTGGAAATCTCAAGCATCAAAACGGGCTATTAGACTAATCATTTGCTTAGAAATTGCTACACATGCGAATGGATAAATATTTCCGAGTAGGCGGGCCGGAGTAAGTCAGGAAGACTCTGTCCAATCCATCATGGGAGCGACGGAGAAGCGGCGGGAGAGTGGGGTGGTTTGTAGGGGCATTGGGTGTCTGAGTCAGCGAGGCAAATAGTGCGCAGTTTATCAGGGATGGATGTTGGGTGTTGGGAGGTGTGGTCTGTGCCCTTCACCTCGTCGTAAGGGCGGTTTCGCCGAGGGTCTGACCTTCAGTACTTTTTATATGTAAATGACTAAAATTTAAAGAAAACTAGTTTTCAAGTGGATGATCCTGAAAAGCTTGAAATTTTGTCAATGTTCGTGGCGGGTCTGCAAAGCGGAAAAATCTATCGAGCTTAGATAGTATTAGAAAGTTTGGGCTCTCTCTGGAGAAGGACTTTTATGCTGGGAAGTTAAGAAAAGATGCAGTTCCTAAGATAGTGGAGTTGGTCGCGAAGATGCCTGTTGATGATGTGAGGAAGTTTGTGCGGCGAGTTATTGATACTAAAGAAGACGCTGGCATGCTCGATAAAGGCTACCAAAATTTGGCGGAGTTTTTATTGCGTAACTGAATTTGTTAAGTCGTGTATCGGATGTCGAGTTTGGATGGTTAAGATCTTGGGAAATTTCTCACAGTTCTCTCGGCTTGCCCCCTCAGACCTCCCATCGCTAACCTCCTTAAGCCGCTGCCAACCCAGCGGCCGGATGTGGAAGTCCGACCAAGCTGAAGGCGCTCAATCGCCCATAAACACCTACCGGCGTTTTTTTACGTCTGTATGATTGCTTATGGCGGCTGTGCGCGGGGCACTTCGGTGCGCCGGGTCCTTTAGCCCTGGTCTTCCACACCTGCGTACAGCTGCCACCTCTCATGTGGAAGTGAGATAGGCAGTTCCTTAAACGCTAAAGGAGCTTCGCCATGTACGAAGCCACACCTAACCCGCCTTATGCTTCAAGCGCCACATCCTCTGATCTCAATCTTCAAGCCGCAGCCCAGCGAGCAATCGAGCATCACTTGCCGCCATCTGACGACGGTACCGTTAGCGAACGCCCAAGCGGCACCCTCTTTCTGGTCAATCCAACCATCGACCCCGAAACCCTCCTAGCCAACGCCGCCGAAAACCTCGCATCCGCCAACCAAATGGCCGCAACCCTGGCTTTTGACCTCGAAGACCCGCACCGCGCCATCATCCTGGGCATCCACCAACTCATCGACCTAAGCGCTCTACTCATCGCCCGCGCCCAAGAGCAAGTCGCGCCTGCTGCCAACCCCGCCGCCTTACCCCAAGGCGGCAACCTGAACCCCTGCTGTCACCGCGCAAAGTTTCATAATTCCCTGCGTATTTGCGGACTACGCTACTGTTCAAGAGAGGCCCCCCGTACCTCCAGCCCATAG